AGGAGAGTTTCTAAACTCTATTCTTATCGTCCTGATGGACCTGATGGAGTTTACTCCGACATTGTGATCAATCCCACCCCCTGCCCTATAGGAAACCGTCAGTGTAGTCGCGACTGGTGAGACTCCTAGAGTCTTGCTGCGGAGAAGTGAATTTGGGTCCAGAGAGAACCTGGGTATGGTGGCTCGACCGTACGTGGGAAGTGACAGTTTTGATGGGTCAGGGAAGACATCGTCGTCGGAAAAGGTTGGGTCTCCTCCGCCAAACTGGATCGTGGTCTTTCTTGACTGCAGGTTCACATTTGTGATAAACCTTCGGGGAGAGGGGACGACCTCAAGGCTTTCTCGAACAAGGTTGTTGTCATCGTCTTTATTCAAGACTCCAAGAAACACGGTGTCTTGGGTGAGGCTTTCAACCTCGTACCAACTGTTCCCGTCGGAGTCGGTCACAGAAACGACCTCACTCACGTTGGCATTAGTAAGTTGTATTGTTCTGAAAGGCTGGAAGCTGGAGGTAAACGTGAATTGTTCCGTGTAAATCTTACCGGAGACAGCCACCACTGACCTGCTGAGTATGAAGGTAAGGGGCAAACCCGAGGAAGAGGTCTCTCCCACTTGAACTTTTGCGAAGAGATTACCGAACCTGTCCGACTCAGCGAAGTCAACGTCCTCTACTGTTGAAAAGCTCACTCCATTGCTTGACTCTACAACAGTGTTTTCGAGAATGACAGGCAGTGATGTTCTGTCGGGGACTATCCTGCCAGCTGAAGTTGTCACTGGTACTTCAATAAAGAAGGTGACAGTGACAGTTGCCGGCGATGCTCCCGTAATCTTCACGCCATTGTTTCGAAGAAGTCTCTCGACATTCTGTACCTCTACTGCGTCACTCCACGAGAGCTCTCTGAACTGATGATCCAAGTAGAAAGACATGTTGTCTCCCACCGCCGCGGCCATGTCAAGCATGAGACCGCCTACCGAGGCTTCGCTGAAGTCCTGTATCTTGTCCGGGAAGAAAGTCTTTGCATACTTCAGGAGCTCGGACCTGAAGTCATTGTAATCCTTCGCAAGGTAGGACCTGATAGGAGATTTCTTTGTGTTTGCAGCCATTATCCCACCGAATAGAGAGTGACTTCAAGTTTTCTCTCGGTCTGGTTTATGAGTGGTATGCGATAAGTCACACGAACACCGACCCTCGCAACACTCTTGTCCACAGCATAATCATTGAAAGGCTCGAATGTCTCAAGACTCACATATGGAAAGTACCTGCTCACCGCATTTCTGATTCTAGTCACTGCCTCAAGATCAGTTTCTTCACTTCCGAGCTCGAATGTGAGCTCTTTGAGGTTTGCGCCGAAATTATAGTCCATCAGACGCTCACCCTTGTTCGTGAGTATTAAGTTTCGCATGTTGTCGGCAACGGCGTCTTCGACTCGATAGTTCATTTTCAACAGCCCGTCTTTACCATCACCGATTTCAAGAGGAGTCTTGATACCTATTGGCGGAGATCGAGACGCTTGCACGTTCCTTTCACGGACGTCTTGAGGCGTCTCACCGACAGACTTGAAACTGTAAGTTCTCGGTGTAGACACCCGTTCACCTCCAGCTCATAACTATGAACATCAAGAAGATCCCGGTGAGACTGTTGAACCGACAACAACTCCGGTTGCGCCTGCTGCAGAAACAACCTGTCCAGGGTTAATTGTGACAGTAATGCTTGTCACATAGGCGTCAACTGCGTTGGCAATGTCTGATGACAGTTGACTAATGATAGCGTCAGGGTCAGCCCCGTCCTTTGCTCCATTGTCCTTTGCGGTGATGAATGCTTGCCTAATGGTCTCTTGCATTGAGAATTTACCAGGGGCGATTATCGGCATTTATTCTCCAAAGATTCTCTTTGATTTGAGGTTCACGATCTCACCCTCTCTGGTGCCCATTGCACTCTTCAATGATGAGGCCGCCTGATTGATTTGGGGAGATGGGGCCCCGTAGCCTGGTGTTGTGTGAGTGTTGAGTGTATCACAGAATGACTTGATGTCTGCCATGATTGCCTTCAACAGATCCTCCAGCTGCTTGTATTTCACATAGGGCTGGGTCTTACCCGGTGCTTCCTCGTCTCCTTCCTCAAGACCACCATCAGCAGTAGACTTTCCGATGAAGATCTTGCTTCCGCTGACAAGAATTGTCCCATCTTCAAGAAGAGAGATTGCAGCGTGGTCTCCTGTGTCGGACTTCTCTCCTTCTTTGATGATCTTGATGGAGCCGTTAATGTTGTGGTCGCTGTCCTTTCTCGCAATTATTCGAACCTGATCGGACTTAATGGCGATTCCAGCATTATTCTGCGAGAAATCTCTTACTCCGTCCTCTCCAGGTACCACCGGAAGAAAGTCGGTGAGAGCAAGCCGAGTGTCAAGAGGTGAAGATATCGAGAGATAGATTCTTGAAGCATCCTGATCAAAGTCTGGGTCTCCCTCGGTCTGCGTGAGACTGGCTCTTTTTCTTATGTCCTTTGTGACTTCAATGTAACCTCGAGAGTTTGTCATGATGTCTGGGACAGTGCGCACCTTCTCATTATTTGACAGCCAACGAGACCGACCTGTCACTATGTCTACCGCGCCTGAGAATGACATGGGAACGTCATGAACACTTGAGCGAGACAGAGATGGGTCTTCGTCTTTGCTCCAACCCCTGTCGGTCGTGAGTGTAATCATTGCATTGTTACTTCCCTGCATCACAAGATCACCGGGTCTCTTCGAGAAACGAGGTACGGGCTCGAGCTTGTGTGGGATTATCGTGGCTTCGTCAATAATCTTTACGTACTCATTCTTGTCTCCCCGCTCCTGTCTTAGAGAGAAATTAGGGAAGTCGTCAGTTGCAGGTGCATTTCCGCTTGATACTGCCTGCGCTTTCTCAGCAGTTCCGGATGTCTGCTTTGTTTCCGCCTTAGGAACTATTCCTCTGTCATAGTGAGAGAAATTCAGGTCCTCAGAGTACTCATCGCCGTGCACTCTTGACAACCAATATCCCATTGTCCGGATGTCCTTGTCGAACATCAACCACACTGTCTCACCGACCTTCACGGGCATTGAAACATGCGATGAAAAGAAAGGGTAGGCTATGCACAGAGAATTACCGATAGAGTCCGCTCCGTCAGTGATTCTCCTGACGAGTAGAGAGTTACGAGGGATCCGGTCCAGCTGTATTGCGGGGTCTATTCCTCTTACAGAGGTTGCAATCAACGGTATCTGCGACTGATCGATGATAATTTTTGTGACAATACCCTTCTCAAAGGGATTCAGGGCTCTTGTATTTTCTCCCTGTAGCGCCTTTACTTCAGAGCGAGCGCCAAGGTTTTTCGAGACCGAGTTTATATCAGACATCGATCACCCGGATATCTGCTCAAAGATTTCATCAGGCGTGAGCTTTCTCTCTTCGGAAGAAGAGCGAATAATTTCCGCAAGTTTCAGAAGCTGCTCATTCGCCTTGCTCATCCTCTCGAGATACTTTGTGAGAGTTGCACCGACAGTGAGGTGCTCCGATGACGAACAGTTCATCTGCTGGTAGAGATTAATGAAGAGAGCATGAGCGTTCTCTCTGTCTGTGACTGCATTCTGGTATATCTCTTTCCAGAGAAACTTGCGCTTGTCGTCTATTGAATCGATAGAATCAATCAGATCCGCAAAATCACCGATCTTCTTCTTGTTTTCTTCTGCCCTTTCGATGAGGTTGTCTATGCTTGCCATTAGAGAACTCCGTGCCCGTTCTTAACTAAGTCTTTGTAATGACGTCTGATCACGGACATTGCAGAAGAAAGTTGTTTTGAGTTGAGATTTGAGATGTCTCTCACGTAGATAAAGATTGCTCTCTTGTGAAGCAGATCAATCTCCTCGAGCTGGTCAAAGACGGTCATGATTGCCTGCATGCAAGCTTTCTCGTGGTCTTCAACAAGTCGATTCGCTATCATTTCGAAGAGAGCCCTCACCTCTTCTCTCTGCCTATTCTTTATCATGATCTCGTCAGGAGAATCGACGATAGAGTGACTTGCTATTGCATTCTTGTCTTTTGTCGATAACGATTCGTGGTCATCAATTGAAACGTGTTTGGTCGTAAACCGTGAGCGACGTCTGGAGTTGATGATGAGCCAGTTTCGAGCTATCACGTTGAAATATGAGAAAGCCTTGGTGCCCCTTGTCTCGTCAAACTTGTGAAGATTCTCGTACAAGAAACTGACACAGTCATTTTTCAGCTCGGGTATGTTATCGGTAGAAGCAGCAAATCCGTAAATGTAGATGAGGTTCTCGACAAGCTTGTTGAGAGCAGGGACTATCCTATCATTGTAGATGGTTTCTTTCACCTTACGGTCTGAACTGTGCTTGAAGTCCTTGATCGCCTGCTGCTGATCAGGACCAAAGTAGAGGTCTTTCGGCGGCGGATCGCTTGATTTCCGTGTTCTCTTCTTACCTTTCATTGTTCGAGACCTCTTCTTCCTCTACCCTACTGATGATGTTCGCGACGTAGAGAATTGCGTCTCTTGACTTTTTGATGTCTTCGTGAACTCTCTTGATCTCAGGTGAATCATAGAATAGCGGTATCTGAAGTACTTTGGAGATTGACTCGTACCGCTTGTCAAGCAAGTCAAGGCACTCTTCAACAGAATCCTGCACTCTGAGAACAATGAGCCCGAACTTGAGCGCAAAGTACCCAAAAGTCACAAGAGCAACCGTCTCGACTACGAGAAGGGTGCTCAAGACGTAGATCACTCGGACCTCCCAATCACTTCATCATATTTTCTTGAGACAGCTTCGAAAGAATGAGTCTTCTGCACTCTTTCCCTGAGCTCTTTTGCCCACTCTCTTGGGATCGATTGACTCTCAAACATCTTGCGCATCCTCTTCTTTGCGTCTTCCTCTTGTGGCATTGCCCATTTTGAGCCTTCAGCGAATATTTCTTTCCCGAGCTTTTCATGTGGGACCGCAACGAGGTCATAAGAGACTTTCGAGTACTTGCCAAGACCAAGGAACTCGGTGTGACCTGACCAGCTCGTTGCAATGACGGGTAGACCTGCTGCGGCTGCATCAACGAGCGGCAGTCCAAACCCCTCGCCTCTCGTGAAGCTCACCATGGCTTTTACCTTGGGAGAGACTAGAAGCGATGCACAGTCCTCGTTTGACATGTCACCGTTGAGAAGGTAGACTCTTGGGTATTCTCCTTTCCTCACCTCTTTCACAAGTGCAGTGAACATCTGCTCGAGCTGCATTCTGTGAAAGACGCAGGACGTTCCGAGATTCGTCTTCACAATTAGTCCGACCTGCTTGTTGTCCTTGAACTCTTCACAGAACCACTTCACGCCGTAGAAGAGGTTCTTCCTGTCGGTGTCTGGTTCCTTCGATGTCACCTGTCCAAACATCAGGAAGTTGAAAGGGGTAACCACCTCATCTAGCTGAAGATGTCTCAGAGAGCCTCGTGATTCATCGAGGAGGTTGTCCGAGAATGACTCA